GTAGACGAGCGCCAGTGTCACGTTGCCGCTGCCGTCGACCTCGCCGGCCTGCACAACCACCTGTACCGGGCCCGTCGCGGCGGGGAAGCTCCCGGACTGCGGGTAGTAGGCGGGGTTGCCCTCGGCGAGCGGACTGCTCGTGCCGGAGCCGAGGTAGCGGGAAATCGCCCCGGCGGAGGTCAGGATCGCCATGTCGACGAAGAACCCGGAGCCGGTGCGCATGAACGACGGCGCGACGAGGATCCGGTCGCCGGTTGCTGCGGCGATCGAGCACTGGAGGGGTGTGGCGCCGGAGGTGACGATCGCCCACGGGACTGAGGTGGCGAGTGTGATGTTGCCCGCGGTGATCCGGACGTCGGCGGTGCGGATGGTGGTGCCGCCGCTGGCTGGGGCATCCGGTGTGCCGTGGGTGTGGTCGCCGCGCGCGTAGGTGGTGGCCACGCCTGCGGTGGCTGCCTGTCCGAAGGTGGTCTCCTCGACGACCGTGTCTGAGGCGACTCCGGTTCCGGCGCCAGCGACCTGGGCCAGCACGTAGGCCTTCGACGTCGCGGAGCGGTCCGTGTCGGGGGAGGAGTCGTTGAGGACCAGGTCGCCGGTCAGTGTGTCGCCTGCGACGTTGACTTTGCGGGTGTCGCCGTTGGTCGATACGTAGCCGGTTGCGGTCATCTTCTCCTCCTCCCTCGAACTCGGTATGTGCTGCTGGTCAGTCGGTGCGCTCGGGCCAGTGCCAAGTACCGCCCTTGCGTTCGCCCTCTTCGAGCGGCACATTGCGGTCGAAGAAGGCACCGCTCGGACCGAGTACGGCGAGTGAGGCGATCCACTCCCCGTCGGTCCCGTTCGGGCAGCCATCCATCGGCTCCTGCGTGAGGTGCGTGGGCACCTCGGTGATGACCGCGGCCCGGCACTCCGAGGCGTACTCGCCGCCCGGGGTGCCGAAGCTGCGGTAGTGGACGACGTGGCCCACGCTCGGCTTCACGCCTTGCCGCCCTCGTCAGCGGAGCCGGTCTCCGACGTAGCTTCCGTCTGGCCGCCACCCGCAGAATCGGCAGAAGAGCCCGGGGTCTCGTTCCGGCCCTTGACGGAGCGGCTCGCCGTCTTGCGGGCACGCTTCGGGCTCTCGCTCTCGCTCGTCTCGGGCGAGCTCGGCTCCTTCTCGGACGATGTCGACGAGCTGCTCCCAGCCGATACGTCCTCACCACCCTCTGAGTCGACGGTCTCCTCGACCGCCCCCGGCTCCGGCTCGGCATCCGCGTTCGACGCCCCGCCGTGAACGGTGATCTTCGGCACTTCGGTGTCCTCCGAATCCGTCACCGGCGGCCACGGCGTGACCGTCGGCATGTCGAAGCCGCACCCGGCGCATGCCAGGCGCGGCACTTCCACAACCCCAGGGGCGGCCGTACGCAGGTGCACCCGCCGCTCGCGGCCCTCGTACCGGCATGCTGCGTTGCCGCACGCCACGGTCACCGAAGGCAGCACAGTGCCCCCCGGCCGGTCGGTGCGCTCGCTGCTGCCGCACTGCGGGCACTGTGCGGCACCCACCGTGTAGGTGGTGGTGCAGCCTGCGCACGTCCACCCGGCCATGTCAGGCCGCCGCCACAGACGCGCCGTTGTCCAGCGGGATGTAGGTGAGATCCCACTTCACGGAGCCCGTGTTGGACGCCGCGCAGTCCAGCAGAATGCTGCCGGGCTTCAGCACGATCGGCTGCGCCGGAACCTTGTTCGACGGCAGGAAGTTCAGAGCGTCCTGCATCGCCGTCGCCGGCGTACCGGTGATCGAGTACAGGGTGCCGACCGCGTCCGCCGTGATGTCGAGGACAGCGCATAGGTCCTGCGTCGCCCCGGCGTCGGTCGGGTCGAAGGTGAGCTTCGTGTTGTCGGCCTGCGTCTGGATGACCGTGGTCACCTCGCCGACCAGCGACGTGATGAGGACCTTGCCGCCGGTGATCGTGAACAGTGCGCCCGCGGTGGTCTGCGGGAGCGCGGCGGTGGCCCGCTGCACTTTCACACCGCACAGCAGGGAGCGAAGCTGGTCGCCCTGAATGAGAGTCGACATGATCAGACCCCCATCGCCGGCAGGTTCGCAGGGGCGCGCCCCGTGACCAGGTCGCGAGTGACCGCGTTGACGGTGCCCGCTCCCGTGCTGGTGAGCTTCACGTACTTGTAGGTGTCCGAGAGGCTCGTCCCCTCGATCTCGACGACCATCGCGTTCTGCGTTGCCGCAGCCGCGGTGACGACGGTCGCGGCCGCAGCCTGCGTGCGCTTGGTCCACGCGTCGGACGCGTCACCGGTGTTCGTGTGGTACTCGGTGATCACTGCGAGGTTCTGCGCGCCCGTACCGCTGGAGTCCTTGGCCTCCTGCAGCGTGTACGTGTCGCCCGCCGCGCCGGCGAGGTAGCAGAGGAACGCGATACCGCTCGACTCTCGGAGGCTGATCCACTTTCCGTCTGCGGCGGGGCTGCAGTTGAACAGCCTGCCCAGTGCCTTCTGACCCATGAGGGGGTCCTCCTGTCTGTGGGGTCCTGTCGGGGCGACACTGCCGACCCGGGTGGGAGCCGCCGCCGGGGCGTTACTGCCGGCGGCGGCCGGTTGTTAGCGGGCTTCGATCTCGACGAACGGCGAGAGGGTGGGGCCGCCGTTCGCGGGGGTGACCGCGCTCTTCAGCCACGGGCGGCCGTCGACGCGCTGGATGATCCGGTACGCGGTCTGGTCGTTTCCGAACTTGTACTCGGTCGAGGAGTCGGCGCTCATCTGCTGCCGGTCGCCGATCAGGTAGTACGACAGGTCGACGAACGAGAGGTCGGAGCGGGCGCCGAGACGGCCGGCCTTCTCCGACACGACCAGCGGCCGGCCGAAGATGGTCATCGGGGCAGGCCCGGCGACGTTGGTGAGCATGACGGGGCCGCCGCCGGTGCCCACGGACAGGGCCATCGTGTACAGCTCGGGGATGGCCTCCGGGGAGCACACCCAGATGCCGCGCGCCAGCGAGCTGGGCAGCATCCTGCTGTACATCTTGATGACGTTCTCGACGAGGATGGTGCCCGCGGCCTGGCCGGTCTCCTTGGTGACGGCGACGCTGGCGGTGTTGCCCGCGCCGAGGAATCCGAGGGGCTCGCCGACGCCGCTGCCGGCCATGAAGGCGAGGTCCTCGAAGAACGCGAGGGCCTGCGGCCACAGCGTCTCGATGAGCGCGGCGAAGCTGATGAGGGAGTCCTGGAGGAGCTCGTTGGGGACGAGGGCGAACCCGGTGAGCTTCTTCGCGTCGAGGACAGCGCGGCCGAACTTCGGGTTCGACTCGACGAGCGCGGCGCCTTCCTCGCCCCAGTAGCCGATCATGCCGCCGAAGACGGAGCCGACGTTGGTCGTCGAGTCGATCATCGGGAAGGGGACGCGGGCCGTCTCCATCGGGACGACGGTCGCGCGGGGCCGGACGACTGCCATCTCCAGGGCGAGCTGCAGCAGCTGGCTGCGGAGCGTCTCCGGGACGAGGAACCCGCCGTCCGCGGGGACGATCGAGGAGTACGCGTTGCGGAGCTCCTCCATCTTGGCGCGCTGCTGCGGGTCGCGGTTGAGGTGCCAGGCGTGGCGGAAGTAGTCGGCGGCGTTCTCGAACTTTCCGTCCAGGGCTGCGCCGACGGCGTTCGCGTTGTAGGCGGTGGCCTGCTTGTGCGACGTCATCATCGTCGCGGGGCGGGTCTGGGGGTCGAGGTTGAGGCGCTTGATCGCGTCGCGCTCGGAGTCCTTGACGTCGTTCTCGCGGAGCATGTTCGCGAGCTGACGCTGGGTCTCGGTCTCGACGAGGCGCTGGAGGTCGGTGCCTTCGCCCTGCTGCTTGTTCGCGTACTCCTGGATGAAGTCGGCGAGGGCCTTCGGGGTCTCCATGACCTGCGGGCCGCGCTTGGGGTCGGAGAGGATCTCCTCCAGCTCGTCGGCGTTGCGCGGGATCGGGACTGTGGGTGTTGCCACTGCTGCCTCCTTCAGGCTGCGTTCGTCGCCGCGCTGGACGCCGACGTGTTGCGTGTGAAGCGGGCTACGGCTGCGGCCCACGGGTCTTGGGGTTGGGCGAGGCGGGCGACGGCTGCCGCCCACGCGTCTTGAGGTTCGTCGGCCAGCGCCTGGGGCTCTGGCTCCGGCCCGGCCGGTGGTTCTTCAGCGGGCTCGGGCTGCTCCGGCTCGACGGGCTCGTCCGGTGCCGGTTCCTCGGTGTCCGGAGTCACGGCCGCCGCCAACTGTGCGGCTACCTCGTCGCCGATCAGAGAGCGGATGTCCTCCGACAATGTGGCCGCTGCGGGCCGGGGGCCCTGGTAGCCGTAGGCGGCGAGGTCCCAGGCGCGGGCCATGTCCGGCTCGTCGTCTTCGTTCGGGTCCTCAACGGGCTGGCCCGCCTTCGGCACGGCCAGAGCCTCGTCAGCGAGCCCGTTCTCGACGGCGTCCTCGGGCAGGTACCAGGTCGCGGCGCGCATCCGGGCCCGCCACTCGTCGCGGGTGCCGCCGGCGCGGGCGGCGTAGGCGTCGGCGATGTTGTCGGAGATGAGGTCGAGGAGTTCGGCCATCTCCTCCATGTCGGTGGCGTTGCCCATGCAGAGGCCGGACGCGTCGTGGATCATCATCATCGAGTTGGGGGCCATCTCGATGCGGTCCCCGGACATGGCGATCACGGAGGCGATCGAGGCGGCGATGGCGTCGACCTGCACGGTCACCGACGCGGGGTGGGCGCGCAACGCGTTGGCGATGGCGATGCCCTCAAACACGCTGCCGCCAGGCGAGTTGATGCGGACCCGCATGCGGGGTGCGGTGATGTCGCGGAGTTCGGCGATGAGGTCGTCGGCGGTGCAGCCGAACCAGCCGCCGACCTCGTCGTAGATCATCACTTCGGCCTCGTCGTCCGACGCGGCGTTGGTGATGCGGTACCAGGATCGGGCCTCGATCCCCAGGTCGGCGCGCTGCTTCTCGGCACGTTCGCGCTGGCTGGCCATCAGGGCGGCCGCCCTGCCGGGCATGACGATGTTCACTCGCCGTCCTCCGTCTTCCGCCGCTTGACCACGCGGCACCGGCAGTCGTTGCCGTGCTCCGCGCCCACGCAGTGCACGTAGCCCTCGCCGCCCGGGTAGTCCTTGTAGGCCGCGGCCCGAGACCGGTACAGGCGGCCGTTGTTGTCCTTGCACGGCTGACAGGTGTTGTCGTCGATGTGAGCGACGGCCTCCCACCGCTGCGCCGCCTCAACCTCCGGCACGCCACCGTCAACGAGGGAAACCACCAACTCCTGCCAGGAGTCGGCGGGTTCGCCTTCAACGGGCGCACCGCCCGCGGCGCGGCGGCCCCGGCTCAGCTTCTGTGCGGGCGGCGGCACGCTGGTGTCCAGCCCGGCCCCGGCCCGGTTGAGGATCTCTCGCGCCTCGTCCCAGGTGATGCACACGTCGACGCCCAGGTAAATCGACTGGATCATGTCGCCGAGCTCGCGCGGGCTGATCGTGCCGTCCCCGCCAACACCGGCCGCCGGAGGCATGTCGGGCAGACCGACCGCGGACAGGATGGCGTCCGGCGCCCACAGGCCGGGCTCCGCGAGCGTCTTCGCCGCGTTCGCCCTGGCCGTCAGCGTGTCCGCCTCGGTCTCCGGGTCGGGTGGCACCGGGTTCTCGTAGTCGAACTCCAGGTCGCGGGCCGTGGCACCGAACATCGGCAGGAGCTCGAAGTTCAGGGCCCCCTTGATGCGCTCCAGGCGCGGCACCGTCTGCTGCTCGGCGAACCAGCCCTTGGCCGCCAGCGCGCTGGCCCGGTTGATGTCCTCGAAGTCACCGATTGCCGTCTTGCTGATGCCGTACGCCTCGCGCAGAGCGTCCCGGGTCGCGCCGCGCAGCTCGACGAACTGCATGTCGCGCTGACTGATGGTGCGATCGGCCCATTTCGCGCCGTGCTCGATGATCGCGACCTTGTGCGCGTTGTTGACGCCCTTGTGCTGCTCGGCCCACCGCTCCCGCATCTCGTCGAACTCCGGGTCCGACAGATGGTTGGGGACCTCGATGATCCCGCCCGGCTGAGCCGAGTTCAGGAAGAACGCGCGCGCCCACTCCGCCGCATACCGGCTGGTGTCCAGGTCCGGAAGGATCGACAGCACGGGCGACAGACCGCGGTACGGATCCATGGGGTTCGGCCGGCGCAGAAAGATGACCTCGTTCAGCTCCAGCGGGATCTGCTCGCCGTCCGGAGAGGTGTACACGTAGCCGCGGAGGAACTTCTCGCGGTCCGCGACGGGCTGCATGCGGTCGGGGCGGACGGGCCACATCTCAAGCGGCAGGTCGAACCCGGGATGGCGGGCGATGACCCACCAGGCTTCGCCGGTGAGGTCGAAGTGCTGCTGGAAGCTCTCGACGAACTCCTGCCGTGGCATGAACGGGTTGGGCTTGCTCCACAGGTCCAGGGCCGCGTGGCTGGTGACCTCGACGCGGTCCTCCTTGCGCCCGGACTTGGCCTTGCGCCACAGCTTCCACTCGACGAGGGCGGTCGCGTTGGAGGTGCGGTCGACGATCGCGAAGAGCGTGCCGGTCGCGGTCATCGCGCGGAGCTGGCTCTCGACGTTGCGCCCGCTACCGAAGATGCCGGTGCCGAGGGACTGTGCGCGGGAGGCGAGGGGGACGGGGGTGTTGGCGGTGGCCGTGCGCGCCGCGTTGGCGATCGCACCAAGGAGGGTTCTGGCCACCTACCCCTCCCCACCTATTTCTCGTAGAACCGCCAGTTCAGGGCCAGGCAGCCGACGCCGAGCGCGGCCATGCCGGCCGCCATTCCAAGGAACAGATTGGCGGAACCCGACAACAGAATAACCCCAGACGTGTCAAGCACAACCGGCATGGCCCTATTCAATCCTTGCATCCACCTGCGCACTGGCATCTTCCGTCGCGTCATGGCCGTCCCGTCGAGTGATCGGAGTGTTGTAGGAGTCCTACAGTTCAGTTCAGCCAGCGCACTCGCGGCCGGCCACCCAGGTCCTTCGCGGCGACCATGTACCTGAGGGCGTCGCAGCCGTGGTCGTCCTTCTTGACCGGCTCCTCCTTCAGGCCGCCCTGATTGCCGGGCTTGACCGCCCACACGTAGCCGCCGATCTCGTCCGTCGTGCACATCGGCAGCGACGCCTCGTCCAGCAGTGGATCCCGCTCGACGAGCGCGCCCCGCACGATGAACAGCCGCGGCCGTCCGTCGCCCGCCACCTTCAGCCGGGCCTGCACGGCCTGAATCCCGTCCGACACCGACTTGTGCGCGGCCTGCGTGCCCATGCCCAGGTGGCGTTCCAGGGTGGCCCGGTCCTCGGCGTCGTGGTCGCAGATCACCGCGCGCGGCCGCGGCTCCGTCCACTCCAGCACGCAGACTGTGCAGGTGTGGCAGTCGTGGTCGTCGGCCCTCGACTCGCAGCACGTGGTGCAGCGGCGGACGGTGCGGAGGATGTCGCGGGCGTGGTCCTCGACGAGGCGCCTGGTGCGGTAGATCTCCCGGTACAGCCACAGCCGGCCGTCGTCATCCTCAGCCCAGCACTGGAGCACGAAGGGATTGGTGAACCCGAAGTCGACGGTCCACCACCTGGTCCAACTGTCGGGGATGGGGCGGGCGTCGACGAGGTGGATCGCGTCGTCCCAGCTCTCGTAGATCTGCCCCTCCGCGGCGGCCCACGTACCGTCTCTCAGGCGCAGCTTGCGCACGCCGGTGAGCTTGTCGAGCTTCTTGAAGTACTCGGCGCCCTTCGCCGTGTGCGTGCCGTCGGCGTTCACGTAGGCGGGGTTGTCGCGGTGCCGGGAGATCAGCATCTTCGCTTCGCCCTGGTCGCAGCGCTGCTTGAGCCAGTGCGTGGGGTGGCTGGGGTTGCATGCGGCGATCTGCTGCTGCCACGACAGGGCCCCGTTGCGGAGGCGGGTGGCGATGGCTTCCCAGTCGTCGATGGTCAGTTCGGTCGCCTCGTCCGCGAACACGAGGTCGTACTCGGCGCTCATGATCTTCTCGGGCTTGTCCATGCCGCCGACGACAATCACGGAGCCGTTGGAGTACCGGTAGCCGGCCGCCTCGCGGGCGGAGCCGCCGAACCACTTCACGATCCCGCGGGCGAGAGCGTCGGTGGCGACCTTCTTGTCGAACGTGACGAGGGTGGTGCTCGTGAGCGACACGGCGGTCTTGCGGACGATCAGGCAGCGGATGTTCGGGTTGTGCAGCGCCGTCAAGTGCAGGCGGAACAGGGCTGCCAGGCTCTTCCCGGTGCCGGCCGGGCCAGCAATGACGAGCTCGGAGTCGCGGGACTTGAAGAGCTGGCGGGCGGCGCCGCGGGGCTCGTACCGGACGACCGCGTCCTGATCGAGTGCGGTCGTCACGTCAGGTCTTCAGGGTCGACGCCGACGACCTCGTACTTCACACCGCCGGAGATCTCCTGCTTGGTCGGCTGCTTCAGCCCGTGCAGGTCTTGGTAGGCCTTGCGGATGTCGAGAGCCATTCGGATCGCAGCCAGCTTGGGCCCGTCGTCCTGAAGGGTCTCTTCCTGCTGTGTCTCCGGGTTGAGCCACGTGACGACCTTGCCGTGGCTGACCGTGATGTGATTCCGCCGGAGGATCGCGCAGGCCTCGGTGTACAGGGCGTCCAGCTCTTCGGACTCGGTGGCGATGAGCCTGGTGATGGCCGGGCGGGCGACGTCGGCCTTGGCGCGTTCGATGGCCTTCTTCGCGTCGCTGCGGTGGGAGTAGCCGAGTTCGGTGGCGATCTGTTCGTAGTTGTAGCCGTCGGCGAAGAGTTCGGCGGCGTGGGCGTCGCGGCGGACGTTGGCCATGCTGCGGGTGAAGCGGCCTGTGGCGGGGTGGCGTTGGCGTTCTTGGGAGGTGTGGGGGTCGCCGTGGGGGCCGGGCGACGGTGTGGTGTCGTCCGGTACGGTGGGCTCGTTACCGGTTGTCATGGTGTGATGGTAACGAGCCAGTGCAGGCTGGTGGTCGGGTGCGCATGACGGAGGCCCCAGTCCCGGGCGACGGGAATGGGGCCTCTGGCGTTGGCGGGGTCAGGCGCGCAGGTCTGCAATGAGGACGGTGGCGTTGTCCGCGTACGGATTCACGACCGCGCGGGCGGTGGCGACTGCGGTCTCAACGAAGGCGCGCGCGGTCTCACCCGGGTCCCCGATGAGGTGGCCGGACAGGTCGAGCCCGGCGTCTTCCAGCGGCTCGTAGGCACCGTCCGACGCGAGGAGCAGACGGGAGTTCTCCAGGAGCCGCGTGGTGGTCTCGATCGCAGCGTGCCCGTACCGGTCCTTCACCTGCTGGTCGGTTTCGTCGTTGCCGAGGCAGGAGGTGACGATGTTCCGGTTCCCGCCGCCGTGGGTGTCGTTGGGCGGGAACACGCGACGGAGGTTGTGGTCCTGGGTCAGGCGAACGAGGCGCCCTCCGACGAGGAGGTAGGCGCGCGCGTCTCCGCACCAGGCGACGGTCAGCCATCGCGGGCTGGTGACGGCGACGACCGCGCACGCCTGGGGGCCGAAGCCCCACGGTCCCTGGCGGTCGGGGTCGGCGGCGTAGCGGTTGTACTGGGCGCGCAGGCCGGTCTCCGCGTCGGCGTGATAGGCGGCGGCACGGGCGAGCCGGCGGGCGGCCCGTCGGGTCCAGTCGCGGACTTCGTCGTTGCTGCCGATCCCGTCGAGGAGTGCGTAGGCGCGCACGCCGTTGAGGCCGGTGGCGGTGGCGGTGGCGTCGCACTGGTGGGAGCGGTCGCCGATCAACTGGGCGGAGGCGTGGGTGCGCATGGTTCCCCGTTCTGGTGCGGTCGGGTCGGGCGGTCAGGCGTTTCGGCTGTCGATCTCGTCGCTGATGCGGTCGGCGTAGTCGGCGTGGAACTCCTGCACTCGGTCACTGCAGTAGTCGGCGGTGGCCAGTTGCAGGCAGGCTTCGCGTTCCTCGTGAAGGCTGATGGTGGACATGTTGGTGAGGTCCTCAGAACGGGGCATGGTGGGCTCCTAGGCGGCGAGGGCGTCGGCCAGCAGGTCGATGCGGGCCGTGATGGGCAGGTCGACGGGGTACAGCACGGTGACCGTGGCGAGGCCGACGGTGCGGGACTCGCGGGTGTCGGCGACCGGGCGGACGACCGTGTAGGCGCTGCGGTGGACCGTGTAGGTCTGGATGCGGTCGATCCGGAAGGAGCGGATCTCCTGCGTCTCGCGGTCCATGGCGCGGACGAGGATGTCGCCAGCGTTGCTGACGATCACGTTGAAGATCTCGATGGTGCGGACCGTGACGCTGCCGTCCGACTTGATGTAGGTGATGGTGACGGGCTGCTGCTTGTCGAGGGCGGTGATGAGGCGGGTGAGGGTCTGGGTGCTGGTCTCGTTCGCCGTGTGCCTCATCAGGTCCCCCTCGCTCGTTTCCTTGTGGGTACACAGTAACCCGTAACCGTGTACCCACACAAGGGGTGACGCCAAGAAATCCGTGTGGGAACATGACCCCATGGCCCCAGACGACAAGGACCACACGTTCGCCACCCGGTTCCGCATCCCCCGCCGCATGTGGGACGCCTACGGAACAGCCGCCGCACGCCAAGGAGTCGACCGCAGCGCCGACCTCGTCGACCACGTCCGCGACTTCATCGAGCAGCACGGCAACGAGCACGAGCGCGCCGAGTTGGCCGCCGCCGAGCAGGAGCTGAGCGAGCGCCGCGCGCGCAAGGGCGGCCGGCCGAAGAAGGGGCAGACCGCATGAACGCCTACCAGGACCTGATGACGGCGCTCGTCGCCCGGCGTCCGGACCAGTCTGCGGGCGAGGACGACCGGATCGTGCGAGCCGCCCTCGACAAGCACGCGCACGAGTTGGCCGAGCAGCAGCGGGCCTACGCCCGCGAGGTCGGCGTCCCGCTGGAGGGCGGGGACCTCGTGTCAGCGGGCGACGTCATCGACCTGATCGACCCCCACGTTGGCAGCAGCGCGCCAGCGCTCAGGTTGGTGGACGGTGGTCGCTGCACTGCCACGTTGCAGGGCTGGCCCGTTGAGGTCGTAGATGAGTGTGCGCGCGAGGCCGGTCACTACGACCCCGCGCGCGAGCCTGACTTCAGCGGTGACGTGCCGGATCCCGGGGGCTGGCACCAGTCCGAGCCGGACCCTGAGGGCAACCGCACGACGTGGTCGGATGAGGCGAAGGGCGCTGCACCCCACGGCGCGGGCCCGGTGCGCCCGGACGCGGAGACCACCACGTGAGCGAGACGGCAAGGGGGCCGCTCGGCGCCGCCGGGAACAACCTCCGACGCAACATCCGACGCCTCCGCGAACAACGCCGATGGTCCTACCGCGAAGTCGAGGAACGCCTCGCGCAAGCCGGCCGCCTGATCACCGCCCTCGCCGTGAGCGCGATCGACAGTGGAGAGCGCCGCGTTGACGTCGACGACCTCGTCGCGCTGGCCACGGTGTTCGACGTCGGCATCGAGGAACTGCTACAGCCACCCGCAGGCTGCGAGACCTGCCACGGCGCGCCGCCACCCGGCTTCATGTGCCTGGAGTGCGAGACCCGTCGGCTACCCGGACGCACGCCCACCGCATGACGAAGGCCCCGCCCGGACCACGGACGGGGCCTCACGCATGCCGCGCCTACTTCACCTCACCCGCAAACACCGCCACCTCCGCATCCACCGACGGCGCCAACTCCACCTGCAGATACGACTCGCCCTTCGGCAGCTCACACGCCACCACAGCCTTCGCCGACCGGCCCGGCCGCAGCTTCAAGGCCGGCAGCCCATCCAGCCCCCGCTCCGAATCGAAGATCTGCTCCGACTCGACGGACTCGTCCCCGCGGTAGCACATGACATAGCCGGTCCCCAGGTCGACCAAGCCGTCCGACCCGTTCGTCACTTTCATCGTGAACGACACGTACGGCGTGTTCTCCGGCGACGCCCACTCCGAAGACGTCCCCCGCTTGTAACCGGACAGGGCCACCTCGACGCCGTCCTCGTAGGACACGCCGTCCGTCAGGCCCAGCACCTCCGGCGTCGTGTCTTCCGGTGTCGGCTCCTCCTCGGCGGCGGCGGTGACGGTCGGGTCGGCTGGCGTACTCGGCGCGGCGGTCGGCTCGTCGCTGGACGAGCAGGCGGTGGCGATGCTGGCGAGCAGCAGGCAGGCGGCAACAGTGGTGGTGCGGCGCATGGTCCCCCCAAGGACGTGATCGTGCCCGGATCGTAGCGGCCGGCACCGACAGGGCGGGCCCGGACGTGCGAAGGCCCACCGCGACGGGGGTTGCACGGTGGGTCTTCATCAGGGGGTTGCCGGGCATCACCCGGCGCGCCCCTCCAGTGTGGCAGGCCGACACCTACGCCGTGTCCTTCCACACCACATGAGTCCGGTGCGGGTTCTCCCCGTCCGGGACCGTCTCGAAGGCGTTGTTGTTGTCGTTGTTGGCGGCCCCACCTGCGGCAACAACAGCCGCATCCTCCGCCCGCGGGGCGAGAGCGGGGTGGACCGCAGGGCCGCCCTTCACGCCCGTGGAGGACGACGGGCGGCCCTTCATCCGCACGGGCTCCACGGGGACGTCCCACTTCGCCAGAGCCTCGCGCACCCGCTCGGGAGTGGTGGAGAGGTCGTCTGCGAGGGCGGTGATGTGGGCGTGCGGGGTGCCGATCCGCAGCAGGGAACGGCGGAGATCCGGGAGGGCGGGTAGCGGCGGCCCGGCGGGGGCGTCCTCGGCGGGTTCCGGCGTCTCATCCTGCTCGCCCTCACCGTCCGCGGGCGCCTGCCGGGCGTCGGGGGCGGGCTGCTTGGGCTTCCAGTCCTCCGCGCCCGCCCGGTACGCGCCGATCACCCACAGCACGGCGGCCGTCCACAGCAGCCAGCCCCACGCACCCGACTCGACCCGCGCATACACCCGCTCGGCCACCGCGAACAGGATCAGGCGCAGGCGCCCGGCGAGGAACAGCAGCAGCGCGAGCTTGGCCAGCCACCACAGCCCGGAGGACCGGTTCACCCAGGCCGCGATCGCCTCGTACCGGCGGCGACCGAACGCGAGCAGGCGGGCCGCGTAGTGGGCGGCCAGGCGCCCGCTGCCCGCGCCGATCCGCGCGCACGCGGTGCGCAGCCACTGCACGGTGGTCGGCGCGCTCACACCAGCGTCCCGGTGGTGACGGTGGTGAACAGGAACTGTCCGATGTCGTTGGTGCCGCCGACGATGGTCTGCGCCAGGACGGCCGCGCTGCCGGTGGTGATGCACAGCAGCACGCCGCTGAACATGCCCTTCTTCCACCCGGCCTTGACCAGCTTCGCGACCTTCTTCCGCTGCCAGAACAGCACCAGGACCATGACGGTCACGACGGTCGCCCCGTACTGGTCCAGGCCCGGCGCCCCGGCCTGGGCGAGCGGCGTCGCCCGCTGCCCGGTCATGGTCGACATGACCCAGCCGCCGACCCCGTTGCCGCCCCAGCGGAGCACGTTCGCGGCGGTGCCGAGGAGGCCGGCCGGGCAGGCGACCATGAGGACGCCGAAGACGAAGCCCGCCCAGTACGGGATGAGGGCCTTCGGGTCCCGGGATGGGCCTGCGGGGGCGTCGCCGCCGCCCTTCTTGCCTCCTCCCCCGCCGCCCCCGGCGCCGCCTTTGAACCAGCGCCAGTGCTCGACGGCGAGGATCGCGAGGCCGAGGGCGAAGCCAGCGCTGGTGACGCCGGTGGCGGTGTACTGCTCCAGGCCGGCGGCCAGGGTCGTGGTCACGAGGAGACTCCGGTGATCGCGTAGATGAGCGTGGTGATCGGCAGGGTGAGGGCGGTGGCTTCGGCGAGGGCCCACAGCAGGGTGCGGGCGATGGCGGCCTTGACGCGGGGCGCCCACAGTTCTGGGTTGGCGTGGAGGGCTTCGATGCGGCGGGCGTTGTCGAGGAATCCGGCGATGGTGAGGGGGATGGTCGCGATGACCCAGGCGGCGCCGAGCCCCGCTTCCGATCGTGCGGAGGCGAGGACATACGCCCACGGCCCACACAGGACGAATCCGGCGAGGGCGCAGGCGGCGTTGTAGCCGATCCGGATTCGTCCCCACCAGCGCGGACCTGGTTCCGGATCGACCGGAACGAGGGATCCGCCCTGGTCAACTGTCACGTGAACGTGGACGTCGACCGGAACGGGCGGAGGTGGCGGAGCGGGGCCGGATCCGCTCCGCCACCAGTCCGGATCCGGATCCGGGAATCCGGGCGGCGCCGGAGGAACGGGCGGCGGGGGCGGAGGCGACACCGGAGCGGGCAGAGTCTCGGCTGCGGGTATGACCCTCGTCGGGACGATGGCCTTGGGGTCGGTCACAGCTGCCACCCCGAGCAGGCGCACGCTACGACCACGACGCCGGCCCAGGCGGTGGCGACCCAGAGGTGGCCCTTTTCGTATGCGCCCAGGCCC